TATTCTTAAAGAAAAGTTTATAGATTACAAAACTTGTGAAGAATATGTAGAAGAAAATCTATATTACAAAGATACTCAAAACATAGGAATATTTTATAAAATAAATACCAAAGAATATCAAGTTATGTTAACGTATTGTAAACCAGTAAAGGAGAAAAATGATTAGTGAACAACGATTAGAAAAAGCATTAAGTTTTTTAGCTGAAACAGATGAAACTAATGCAGAAGCAAATGCTAATGTAAAGTATCTTGATAGATTACTTAAACGTAAAAAAGCATTACACATAACAGGTAACACAGAAGATAAAAGTATATCTGCAAAAGAACAATCTTATTATGCTAGTACAATTTATAAAACTGCAGTAGATGAAATATTTAGTGCTGAAGTAAAAGCATCTACATTAGAAAACAAACGTGATAAAGAAGGTTTAATTATAGATCTCTTTAGAACATTAGAAGCGAGTAGACGTAAAAATAATATATGATTTATAAGTTTAAGAAATGGGTTATACTTCCTGCTTATACTGAAATTGTTATTAGTGCGAAATCAGAAGAAGAAGCAATAAAAATAATTAACTCAATAGACTCTAAAACTTTAAGCTGGGAACAAGTTGAAACAATTGATCAACGAATGACGTATGAAGTTATAGATGAAAAGCCCTGAGCTAATCTTATTTAGATCTATTATAAATCAAGCATTACATGATGCTATGTATGATGGTTTAAATAAATATTATATTACAGATAAACGTAATGCTATTGATTGGCTTATAGGTAATTCAGTAGACTTTAAAACTATATGTTCTTGGGCAGATATAGATTCTGGTATAGCTTGTAAAAAATTTACTGCTGCAATGAAACTAAATACATATGTATTAACAGAAGATCAATACAAAGTATTAAATAAACCACGTAAAGAATATAAACATAAAGGAAAGTTTAGGTTAACATTCAATGAGTAAAGCTTATAATAAACAAATAGGTGGTGATCACTACCAAAAGTATAAAATTCAACCAAGCAAATTTGTAGTAGAAAACAAACTTCTATTCCCAGAAGGATGTGCAATTAAGTATATTATTAGGCACCAGGACAAAGGTGGTAAAGATGATTTACTTAAAGCAATACACTTTATCGAAATGATAATAGAAAGAGACTATTGAGATAATGGATTTGATGTGGATATTTTTAATTCTTTTAGCTGTACTTTCAATAACTCTATTTCTTTGGAATTAATTGATGCTTTTATATCTAATCTACCTAAAGATTCGTCAATTTCACCTGTGTTAGATTCTTCTAAAGCTTTAACTTTTTCTTCCAATACAGCTATTTCTGAAGCATAACTTATATCAACTGTTTTAGATGCGTTCTCTAATACATCTATTTTAGTCATAACTTCTCCATATTTTATAAATCCTGCACCTATACTTCCTATAAGTCCAATAATAACTACAATGTTTGTTAGATTACTTTTAATATCTTTAACCATTCTTCAACTCCCTAAGTTCTATTAATATTCTCTGTTTGTTTATGTTTAGTTCTTGCAATGTTCTTTCTTTAATTCCTATACTATCATTAGCTATATAACTAACTAACTGTATTCCATTATATATTAATCTATTATCAATTATATTAAGTTGATCTAAGTATATATCTCTTGGTTTATAAAAAGGTACATTGTAAACAGATAAAGATACTTGATCTTGTGTCATAGCATCTATTTTAACTAAATTTTTAAGTTCTAAATTCTTTACAGGATCTTTAACTTTATCATCTATCTTTGCCATAATTACTTTTAATTTAGGCTTAACAGTTTTTTCCGATTGTACTTTTTTTTGTTTGGTATTTTTTGACTTCTGAACAATAGATGTTGTAACAACTTCGCTATTGGATTCTTCTTCTTTAGTTTCTTTTTCTTCATTCTTTGCTGCTACTTTAATAGTTTCTTTCTTAGTCTCTTTAATAACTTCAGCAATAACTTCTTTCTTTAATGTTTCAACTGCTTTAGTTTTATTCATTACTTGAACAACTTCTTCTACTTTAGCAGTTTCTTTAATAGTTGCTGATTTAGATGTTGTAACTACAATTTCAAAATTCTCTGTAAGCTCTACACTTGTTACTTTACCACCAGTTTCTATGTTTAATTTTTCACTAATACTTTCTTCAAGTCCAGATATAACATTCCATATTTCAGACTCATTAAGGTTTGCTGTACCTAAACCTTCGTTCATATCTTTAATTTCTTGTGCAGATAAAGGTTCGTAATCTTCTACAGGAAAATCTAAAGCCATTTCAGCTCCTAATAAATTTGGCCCTCTTAAAGCTGATGATGTACTTTCTGATCCATCAACTCCTGTCCAAGACCATTCATATTTATTAGCATGAACTCCGTTATAATGTAAGCTATCATCAAATGATCGTGCATTAGAATTGTAACCAGCATCTGTTGTTCTTATTTGAGTAGATGAAGCTAATACATTTTCATCTGCATCTAAAACTTTCATAATAATAGTATAAGAATCAACAACACCTACAGAATTACCACATTGATAATTAGAACCACTCCATTCACAGTTTTGTACTGATATAGAACTGCTTAAATTTATTCCACCATTAAGTTTTAATTGAGTTGATGTATGACTAACTCCATCTGGAGTGCTTGTTCCTGTTATACCAACTAAACTTCCAGTAGCTTTAACTGTCATGTCATGTGATGCTTCTAACTCTCCACTAAAGGCTTGACCACAAGCATTTGATACTTGGGTTTCACAAGTAATAGTAAATCCATTGTGTGTAGAATTATTAGTTAATGCACCTGTAGATCCAGATTGCACTCCATCTAAAGTTGAATTAGTTAAACTTGATGTCGTATCTCCAGCATTAGGTAATATGTTTGTAGTAAAAGCAGTATCATTATCTTCTGCTAATCCTACTGAATTACCAAACCAAGATAACATTAACCATAAAAGACTACCCCAAATTATCCAACACCACCATTTCATTTTTTATAACCTAAACCAGTTTTTCTATCTCCATATAATTTTTGCCATGACCAAGAAGTTAATTTAGTTGAGTAGTGGTATATAAATAATAATATTATTTTCATTTATCAGATTCTAATTCAATTATTTTAAGTTCTTCTATGTAAATTTCTTTATCTATAACTTTACGTTTCTTCATACGTTTAACATATGTTTTATAATTAGGTCTTTCATGATCATATTTATTCCATAAAATCATAGCATCTTTCCCAATTTTTCCATCAATTGGGCAAACAGTTCCTGCTTGTATCATTGCTTCAAACACTCTTTCGTCTTGGCAAAGTATAGCAACTGCTGCTACTTTCATTCCAAAATCATTTAGTATTCTGGCTAACTTTAATCTTTCACAATTTTTATCAATAAAATGTTTTCCACCAGATATACCTAATCCAAATGTTTGAACACCCATTGATGCACCTGTACTACATACATCTTGTGTCATACTATTATATGACGGAGCCGAAGCTGTTGGTGGTGCAGATTTAATATTAGAACTAGAGCTATTGGTACTTGTAGTTGTAGATGTACTACCAGATTCATACGTTGTTGCACCTCCAGTATATCCACCTTCAATTGCAGTATTTGATCCAGATGTATTACTTTGAGTACTACCTGCAAAAGCATTAGTATAAAATAAACATAATATAATTATTAATAATTGTTTCATTTTTTAAAAGTTGGTTTGTTATGCTTATCCCAAAAAGGAAGCATAGCTCCTGATTTTTTATAACATTTAATACAAGAATATTCTTTATTGGGAAGTGTAGCGTAGGCTTCTGTAGGTAATATGTTTTTATTACACCATTTACAGTTGCCTACTACTTGATTCACTTTGGCTTACGCATAATATCAGCACCTTTTAAACCATAGATAGCACTTACGACACCTATAAAGATAGCTTGATACCAGTATGGTAGCTGATTGAAGTAGTCAAAAAATAATGTTAACTTAGTATGAATCTCTGGATCGTCAGAAAAGATAGACCAAGCCAGTATACAGATAGGCATAGATATAAGAATAAGGACAAACTCATCCTTGTAACCTTGATCATTGCTCTCAATAATTTTCGCTTTATATTCAATCTCACCAGTACTCATTTTCTCAGCGTGTCTCATACGAGCATCTGACATTAATTGTTTTGTTGTTTGTTTGTTTTTGTATAAATGACTAGCTGTCTTTACACCCATAGATAATAAATTTAACCACATCTTAATCTCCTACGTTAAAATAACTAACTTTTTTTTTTGATTTTTTTGCTTTAGCTAAAGTATCTTTAGTTCCTGTGCTTTTTTTATCCCAAAAAGCAACAACTCTATCAGAAGAATTTACTATATCAGTATTTCTTGTCATAGCAGCGTTTCGAAAATTAGTTGTATTAATTAATCTTTGATCTGGTTTATATTCTTTTGTTGGTATACCACGAGCTTGTGCCCATTGTACTCCATATGTATCTGCACCTTTAGCTCCACCAGAGATAACTAAAGATGGTTTCCCATGTTTAATAACATATTGATCCATTTTATCAAATACGTGTTGTTTAGGATTTGTTATTTTTTTATTCCAAACCTGTCCTGTTTTACCAGTCCATACTCTACTACCAACTATACCTAATTTGTAACTCATTTATAAGTTTCTTCTTAAATCTGATAAAATTTTAGGAAATTCTTTTGCCCATATTGTTTTATCAGGTATATGTGTAAACTCTGATCTTCCTGTTGCTTTAAGTGCTGCAAGAGCTGTAGGATTTTGTTTAAAAGATTTAGCCATTAATTTTCTCATTAATGGAATACTTGTTTTAATATCTGTTTTAAACTTTCCTCTTATTTTTACACCACCTTGTTTCCATTTAGAATTACTGTATGTAACTTCATCAAATTTTCCACCTTTTAAAGATTGATAGGCGTGTTCAACTGATTCAAATTTAACATCTTTACCAGTATTTGGATTACGTACTGTAAAGGGCCTTTTATAAAGATTGCTTAATACTTTATTATTACCCATACCAAAGTGGACATTTAAT